CTTTTGAGGGAGAAGCAAGAGCTTGAGCGTCTTGCACAGCATTACGTCGAAGAGAACAAGAAGCTCAAACAGTACGTCAGTACTGGCACAGAGCAGTACTGTGCTATGGCCAAGACTGCTGCTGAGGCGGAACTGGAGAAAGCACGCCGAGAGTACAAGGCAGCGCAGGAGTCGTTTGACACTGATGCCATCCTTGCGGCTCAGGAAGCTTTGTTTGAGGCTAAGGCAAAATTACAACAGGCACAAAATTTTCGCCCACCCGCTTTACAAAACGAAGAAATTGCGGTACAACCACGACAACAACAGGCCCAACCTGTTCAACCGGACGAAAAAACCCTGCGCTGGCAGGCAAAAAACCAGTGGTTCGGTGCTGATGGGTTTGAAGAAGTTACCAGCTTTGCACTAGGGCTGCATCAAAAACTAGTCAACTCCGGGGTCGATCCCCGCCAAGACGAATATTTCGAGCAAATAGATGCTCGCGTGAAGTCGAAGTTCCCTGAAGTTTTCGGTTGAAACGAAGACAGGCCAAGGTCGGTTGATACCTCCAGTAGAAAACCGGCAGCAGTAGTTGCTCCGGCAACTCGTTCGACTGGAACAAGGAAAGTGCAATTAACGCCGTCACAAGCTGCGTTAATTAAAAAGTACAACCTTGACCCTAAGAAATATGTTGCTGAAGTTTTAAAATTGGAGAATCAAAATGGCTGAAAACCGTACCCCTCGTGACAATGTTTCACGCGAAAAGCAGGCCCGTGCTGTATACGTACCGCCGACTGCACTGCCCGATCCGACACCTGAACCCGGATATGTCTACCGTTGGGTAGCCACACATGTCTTGGGTCAGCACGAACCAACCAACGTGTCACGTAAGTTCCGCGATGGCTGGGAGCCGGTGAAAGCAGTAGACCATCCTGAGTTGATGATTACTGGTAGTGAGAAGACAGGTAACGTCGAAATCGGTGGGCTCATGCTCTGCAAGATGCCAGCCGAAAAAGCACGTGCCCGTGATGAGTACTACGAGCAACAGGCTCAGAACCAGATGGATTCAGTGGACAACCACTTCATGCGAAACAACAACCCGATGATGCCTCTGTTTGCCGAGAAAAAATCGTCAGTCAGTCGCGGAGCCGGATTTGGTTCAGGTTCTAAATAAACAAGGAGTCCTTAAATGGCAGCAACCGCATCTCCCTACGGCCTCAAAGCCGTAAATGAGTTGGGTGGCCTACCTTATGCAGGTAGCACTCGACAATTCTTGATCGACCCCGCTGGCTACAGCAACAACATTTTCAATGGCAGCATTGTTTTTGTTGGCTCTGATGGCTATTTGCAATTGGTGACCGGCACTGGTGCCGACGGCACAACCAACTCATTCCCCGGCAACGGTACCTTGACTGGTGCTATTGGCGTGTTTGTTGGCTGTACATACGTCAACGCACAAGGTCAAGTTATCTATTCACAGTACTACCCTTCCGGCACCACTGGTGTTGTGTCTGCGTATGTGATTGATGACGACCGCGCTGTGTTCCAAGTGCAAGCCGCTGGTGTTATCTCTCAAACCGAGTTGGGTAACAACGTGTATTTGGCTAACGCCCAGAGCACTTCCACTGGCTCGACAACCACAGGCAACTCCAACATTGCTGTGAACGCTACTGCTATCACTACTACTGCCGCTTTCCGCGTCATTGGTTTTGTGAACAGCACAACCTCACAAGTTGGCGACGCTTATACTGACATTCTGGTGAAGTTCAACCCCGGATACCACGCTTACAGCAACGCTGTCGGTCTGTAATAGGAGCTAGATCATGGCTATTTCACGCGCACAACTACTTAAAGAGTTGCTCCCCGGCTTGAACGCTTTGTTCGGTATGGAATACGCTCGCTACGGCGAAGAGCACAAAGAGATCTACGAAACTGAGAAATCAGAGCGTAGCTTTGAAGAAGAGACCAAGCTTGCTGGTTTCGCTGCTGCTCCCGTCAAGAACGAGGGTTCTGCCATTGCTTATGACAATGCGCAAGAAGCTTTCACTGCACGCTACAACCACGAAACCATCGCCTTGGGTTTCTCGATCACTGAAGAAGCGGTCGAAGATAACTTGTACGACAGCTTGTCTGCTCGTTACACCAAAGCCTTGGCCCGTGCAATGGCGTATACCAAACAAGTTAAAGCCGCTTCCGTTATCAACAACGGTTTCAACGGTTCATACTTGGGCGGTGACGGCGTTACCTTGTTCGGTAACAACAGTTCCAGCACTCGTGTTGGCCACCCCTTGGTGAATGGCGGCGTTAACTACAACAGCCCCACCACCGGCGTGGACTTGAACGAAACCTCTTTGGAAAATGCCGTGATTCAAATCGCAGCATGGACTGATGAGCGTGGTCTGTTGATCGCCGCCAAGCCCCGCAAGATGATTGTGCCTCCCTCACTCATGTTCGTTGCCAAGCGTTTGCTTGACACTGAACTGCGTGTGTCTACTGCTGACAACGACATCAACGCGTTGAAGCAGATGGGTGCAATCCCTGAAGGCTACACCGTCAACCACTTCTTGACCGACACAAACGGCTGGTATTTGATTACCGACGTTCCCAACGGCATGAAGCACTTCGAGCGTATGCCTTTGGCTAACTCGATGGACGGCGACTTTGATACCGGCAACGTCCGTTACAAGGCTCGTGAGCGTTACAGCTTTGGCTGGTCTGATCCCCTCGGTATGTGGGGCTCTGCTGGCGCGTAAGCAAAATTTGGTTTTAAACAACCAGATGAGGGCCCCCAAAAGGGGCCCTTTTTTATTAGCCTTGCATCAGTCATAAAGGTTCCGTAGGATTGTTTTGCAGCGCGGTGCTGCACCAAATTCAAAGGAGTTTTTATGTACAAGGTAGAAATTAAAATTGGCGATTACGCTTTTATGGAAGATGAAATTGTGACCATTGAGACCATCGACTTTGAAAAAGCACAGATCATCCAAGAGTTCATTGCATTTCAACAAGATCATGGTTGGGCAGTTGACTATGACGTGACTGAAGAGTTTCTTGACAACCAAGATGACGACGCAGGCGTTGAGTTTGGCGAAGACGAAGAGTACGTTTACGACGAAGAGTCTGGTGCTTGGTATTGGTACGACGAAGAGTCCGATGTCTGGTATGTGTACGACGCAGAGTCTGATGACTGGGTTGAGTACGCTGAAGACGAAGAGGCAGAAGACGAAGCTGAAGAGCAGTCAGATGGCGTGACTACTTTTGTTATTACCCGTATTGAAGAGTAATATCGGCGGGGGCTTCGGCCCCCATTTCTTTTTCTTTTTCTTTTTTGCGTTCGTTGTAGTGGTAAACCCTATGGCAGTTTGAACACAACACCACGCACTGCTGCACCTCTTCCAACGCTTTTTTGTAGCTGCCACTATTTATGAGCTTGTGCACGCTCTCGTTTTTCATTTCGGGGTCTATGTGGTGAAAATCTAAAATTGCTGGGTGGTGGGCTTCGCACTCAAGACAAGACAGGGTGGCTTTAAAGTCTTTCCATTTTTGCTTGAAATTGTCTTTTGTTTTTTTAGTTGCGGCTCTAATTTTGGCCGCGTTTTTAGCGTAGTGCTTTTTGGAGTAGCCCCGTTGTTTTTCTTTCTTTTTAAGTGGGTCTTTGTACGGCATATTGACATTCTACATAAAGCGTGTATATTGCAGTCATTCCGGGACTCCCGGTGTATCTGACAGACCCGGCTGACGACATGCAGACAGATACGCCCCACTTGCATGTAAGGAAAAAATCATGGCACGCACGACATTCCAAGGCCCAGTACGTTCTTTGGGCGGTTTCTATCAACAAGGCCCCGCCTCTGTTGTTGCAATCACAGCTTCAACCACTTTGAATCCCGTTGACCACGGCGGTCGCATTCTTTCTATTGGCGGTACTTTGGCAGCAAACATTGTTTTGACTTTGCCTACCATTGACGCTTCTGCCAACCCAGTTACTTCTGGCCCCGGCCAAGACCCCAGCACTTCAAACAACCAAGGCGTTGTGTACACAATCTGGGTTCCCACAACCATTGCCACAAGCTCTTTGAAAATTGGCACTGACGGCACCGACAAATACATCGGCACCATCATGGGCGTAGATACCGATAGCTCAAACGCTTTGGTTGCCTACACCGCAGGTGCAAGCGATGACTTTATCAACCTCAACGGCGGCACAACCGGCGGTGTAGCTGGTACATGGGTTCAGATTTACGCAATTGCTGCTCTGAAATACATGGTCAACGGTATTGCATTGGGTACTGGTACTGTAGCCACACCGTTTGCCACTTCCTAATTAGGAGCATCCCATGACGATGCAATATGACGTCAAGTCATTTCATGTGATGGCGGGAACGCCGACGGGAACTTCACAACGCACTCGGTTAAAGGGTGCGATTGTTTCCAACAGCGTTTCTGGTACGCCAGCCAACGTATTTTTTGCAAACAACGACTCAATCAGCGGAACATATAACGTCCCCGGAACGACGGTTTGTACAGTGACTACAAGCACTGCGCACGGCTTGACAACTGGGGATCGTGTTTGGCTGGACTTTACGTCAGGTAGTTCAACGGACAATGCGTACACCGTAACAGTGACAACCACCACAGCCTTTACCGTAGCCGTTACATCCGCCACAACAAGCGGCAATGTGAAGGTGTACACACAAGGCTTGATGGAAGTTGACATCACAAACAGTGTTCCTGTGTCAGTAACCATCCCCGGCGAAGGCATTTTGGCGACTGATGGTATTTTTGTTGGTACGCCAGCAAACATTGCTGCCACGGTGTTCTATGGCTAAGTCACCTGCATGGCAACGCAAGGAAGGGAAGAGCGAGAAAGGCGGCTTGAACGCCAAAGGACGCGCTTCCTACAACAAAGCAAATCCGGGGAAGCCGGGTTTGAAAGCACCGCAGCCCGAAGGCGGCAGTCGTCGAGATTCTTTTTGCGCCCGTATGGAAGGGATGAAAAAGAAATTGACAAGCGCAAAAACCGCCAAGGATCCCAATTCGAGGATTAACAAGTCCTTGAGAGCATGGAAGTGTTGACATGACAGAACATACAGATACCGCAAAAAATGTACTG